ACTTAAATTCTTTACAATTCTTATATATTGTTCTATATTCGAAGAATGTATTAATCTGTCCGACATTTCTGACATTATCGTTAATAACTTTGTTCCATCGTATTTCTTATTTACCCCTAATTCTTTGACAGTTAAAATATCTATTGTTTCTCCTTTGATTTTTAGTTCTTCTATTAGTTCAAATATTTTACGATTTGCAGGATAATAAAAATCTTTTGTGTCAAGTTTTGATATATACTTCTGATTATTTTCGTCTACTAAAATCGATATTATAATATTTTCTTCCGCTTCTTTTGAATTCATCATATTATCTTCCATTGAATCGCTCCTCTATTTCTTTATATTCATTAATATATTCATCCTGTTCTGCATATTTAGGCTCTACATACTCATTTAAATATCCTTCAAATTTAGTTCCAAATAGAGTTTCTGGTCTTAAATATTTACTCATTTCTTTGCTATTAATCCATTGGGAAGTTTTTATATCTATAACTTTTTGAAAATCTTCTAAAGTAAAACCTTCTTTTACTCTAGCGTGAATTAATTTTTGTGTTTTTTGACTTGTTGATTTAAAATTTTTAGATGTTTTTTGATTTAAATAGTCAATGACAGATATATATATATAATTATTTTTTTCTTGTTCTTCTTCTTGTTCTTTTTCTTGTTCTTCTTGCGTATGTGTATACATAGGGTATATATAGGGTATGCATACAGTATTTATAAATTCTATAAATTCTTTGTTTTTAACGGTTTTAAGCTCCTTTTCTATACACGCTCTTACTTTAGGACTACTTGTCCAATTATATTTGTACCAGTTAAGAACTAATAGCTCTTTTGTCTTCTTAGAATACCTTGCAACTTTTAATTTCTTCTCGAATCTATCTAATAATTTTCTTACACTTTCTTCTGTATATCCAGTCTCTTTTGATATGTCTCTAATACTTATTTCATAGCACCCTACTTGGTTTGTATGAGGGTTACTTAATATATAAAGCATAAAATATCTATCTTCTGGGGTCATTTCATCAATTATTTTTGTATCGTTCCAAAAAGATACATGCACATTTCTATATATTGCCATATTATTTCTCCTTTCTTTCGTGTTTTTTATATATTAAATTTTTCTCGTCCCAATTTTTGTATTTACTTTCCAAATATTTTTTTATTTTATTTCTACAATATTCTTGTTCCTCTTTTGTGCCAAAATCATATTTTCTATGACATTTGTTTTCAGTAAGTTCTGTACACAAAGTTACTATATTTTCTTCTATTCCTAATCCACCATTTTGTCTTGAAATATAATGAGCGTTCGGCATTACATTTATTGAATTACCACAAACCACACATTTACCATTATCCCTTAAAAATACTGTTAGTTTTACTTGTCTTGTTATATCTGTAGCTTTGGATCTATTACTTTTTTTATTATTTGTCTTTTTTATAGGAGTTTTCTTTAAATTTTTGTAACTTTTGTATTTTTTATCTTTGCAAATTCTGCATTCTGAATATATTATTTGTTCTTTCCTAACATTACAATAAAAATATTTGTTGTATTTCTTGCTTTTAATTTTTAAATGTACACAATTCATTGACTTTGTCGTCCTTTCCTTGTATAATAAATATAGTGAATTCATATGTTATATTAATTCCTTGAGTTGTTTAATCTTGGTCGGTTGACAACTCTATTATTTTACCTTCTTCATCGTTTTCAATAAAAAAATCATCACTAATAATTCTCATTTCTTCTAACGCTATTGCTTTTGCTTCTGCTAAATCTTTTGCATTATAAATCTTTTCATAGTTATTAAAATGATATTCATTTGCTTTTAATCTATCTTGTTCATTCATATTTTTTTTCAACTCCTTTCTTAATAAATTTAATCTTGCTAACATTACAATGTGCCAAATATAACATTTGTCTAGCTTGTCCATCTTTAATCCTCCTTTACTTTTTATTTAAATTTTTATATAATATCCCTCAGAAAGCGAGGTGTTATTATTATGATAAAAGATTTTACTTGTCCATTTTGTAATCATACATTTCCATTAATAAATTCTAGTACATACGAATGTTATGAATCTTCGTTTGCTAGTTCTAACAGTAGTAGTTGGCATAAAACTCCAACAAATGCTATTTTTATCCATTTTTATAAATGTCCTCACTGTACAAAAACTTCCGTTCAGATAGATGGTTCATCAGGTGATTTTGAAAATATACATATTCCTGTTTATCCTAATTCTTTGGCTAAACAATTTCCTGAATATATACCTAAATCAATCCGTGCTGATTATAAAGAGGCATACTCAATTGTTCATTTAAGTCCTAAAGCTTCTGCAACTCTTGCTCGTCGTTGTTTACAGGGTATGATTAGAGATTTTCATGGAATTAAAAAATCTCGTTTAATTGATGAAGTTAATGAATTACAATCTATTGTTCCTACTACTCAATGGAAAGCAATTGACGGCGTTCGTTCAATTGGCAATATAGGTGCTCACATGGAAAAAGATATAAATATGATTGTTGACGTTGATCCAGGTGAATCTGAAAAATTATTAAAACTAATAGAACTGTTAATAGATAAATGGTATATTGCTCGACATGATGAAGAAGAATTATTATCTGATATTATTGCTATTGCTGATAAGAAAAAAAACCAAAAACAATCTAATCAAAATCAATAGCATCTTCCCAAGCATCATGTTTAGCTAATAAATTTCCTTTAAAGTCCCAGTACTGATAAATAAGTCTTGCTGGGTCTTCTTTTGTTCCTATTCCTATTAATGATTCTGTTCTAATTACTTGTATTACTTTTGCTTTATCTGTTCCTCTTGGTCTACACCCCATTGTTTCTCCTCCTACTTAACTAAATAACTTATAAACATTATGTCGAATATACTTGCTAGCAATATCATTGCTTGTACTTTTAATATGTTTAACGCAAATTTTTCTTTGTTCCATTTATACTTTTTCATTTGTCATCACTTCCTTTCAACTTTTGTAGTAACTACTACATTTTCTCTTTCTGCTATGATTTGTATTATTGCGTTATAAATTTTTTCGTAGTCCAATTTGACCACTCTCCTTGTTCGAATTATATAGATAAGTTTTTTATTTGTTAAAAACGTAGTTTTTATTTGTCAACAGTTTTTAATAAAATTTTTGTTTAGCTTACCTAAACTTTTTCTGTAAAAAAATATTCTTTTATTTGCTCTTTTGGAATATCTAATAAATTTATAATTATTGCCATTTCATCTTGCATAAAAGTTGATTGATTGTTTAATTTTAAGCTAATAGTTGATTTTCCCTTGTTTACATGCTTTGCAACATCTTCTTGAGTAAATCCTTTTTCTTTCATCCTACCTTTTAATTTGCTATAATCAAAAACCATTTTTTCACTTCCTTTCGTTTAGTTTTTCTAAACTATCTGCATTATATATAATGACATATTGTTTGTCAATACTTTTTTTGAAAAAAATTTATTTTTTCTAAACTTTTTTTCTGTTAATTGAACGAAAGGTTTGACAAATCTAAACTTCAAGGGTATAATAATATTAGTTGGAGGCGTTAAAAATGAGTGAAATAATTGATACTTTCGCAAACAGATTAAGCAAAGCAGTTCAAGTTAAAAATATTAAACCAATAGAACTTGCTGAAAAAACTGGAATAGATAAATCAAAAATAAGTTCTTATATGTCAGGGAGATATAAAGCAAAACAAGATGGTGTCCACAAACTATCAAAAGCTTTATCTGTAGACCCTGCGTGGTTAATGGGATACGATGTTCCTATGGAACCTAATATTAGAGTTGATGAACTAGGAAATCCTGTTGTTTCTATTCCTCTTTTGGGAACTGTAAAAGCAGGTTATGATTATCTTGCAGAAGAAAATTGGGAATCTACTATAAATGTCAAATCAGAGTTTATTGAAAATGGCTCTGAATACTTTGCATTAAAAATCAAACGGAGATAGTATGTTTCCTGTTTTAATGGAAGATGACAAAGTTCTTGTAAAAAAACAAAATGACTTTGAGAATGGAGACATAGTAGTCGCTCTTATAAATGGAGATGAAGCTACTATTAAGAAAGGTAAAAAAAGTGATAACAGCATATTATTACAACCTTTAAACACAAATTATGAACCTCTTATATTTACAAAAGAAGAAATGGAAACAATTCCAGTAAAAATAATAGGTATTGTAAAAAAACTAGTTGAAAGGGATTTTTAAGATGGACGAAAATGAATTAAAACAAGATAACATTGAAGGACAACTTTTGTTAGGAGAAGAAAAAAGCGAAGCAATAGCCAATAAAGATAGCGCTTTAAAAAGATTAGATGTTTCTTTTAACAAACATATTGAATTAAGTGAATACAAAAAAAGTAATATACTTGCATATTGGATTAAAGATTTCTCTAATTACCATGACAATGAAAAAACATTTGACCCAAACAGCTTAAAAAGATATAGAAGAGGCGATGTTATTAAAGCAAATTTAGGTTTTAATGTTGGAAACGAACTAGGTGGATTACACTATTGCGTAGTTCTTAATAAAAATGATACTATGTCATCTGGTAACTTAACTGTTGTTCCCTTATCTTCAAATAAAGAAAATAAAAAATATCATATCAATACCGTTAATCTAGGTGATGAATTATATCAATTATTAAATAAGAAATTTGTTGATGAATCAGTGAAAATTCATGAAGAATTGTCTAGATTAAATTTCGATGAGGTTTCTATTGAAATTACTAAAGAATTATCTATTAAATTGCATAATTTGAAAAAAATAAAAACAGAAATATCACGAATGAAAAGTGGTAGTATTGCTTTAGTTAATCAGATTACAACTATTAGCAAACAAAGAATATATAATCCCAAAAGTAATTCAGATATACTTGCAAATATTAGATTATCTAAAAATAGCTCTTTATTAATAGATGACAAAATAGCTGAACTCTTTTTGAAAAAAAATTAAAAAAATTTGTATATTTTATTTGACAATGAACATATTATAGAGTATAATTACATTAAGATACAGCTATGGATTATGTTAAGTAATTCATCGGCATTCTAGAAGATTTTAGGAGAGTTCATTGCAACTCTTCTTATTTTTTTAACAAAAAGCGAGGTGTTTTATGAAATATGTAGCTTGTTATTGTCGTGTAAGTACAGATGAACAAGCCAAGTTTGGTTTTTCTATTCAGGCTCAAAAAGATGCTTTAGAAAAATATTGCAAAGACAATAACTATAAATATGAATTTTATATTGATGAAGGTATTTCTGCATCTTCTATGAAAAGACCAGCATTAAAAGATATGCTTTCTAAAGTAGATGTATTTGATATGATATTATTTACCAAACTAGACAGACTTTCAAGAAACGTATTAGATGCTAACAATATAAATAAACTCCTTATAGATAACAAATGTACAATGAAAGCAATAGATGAAGATGATGTTGATACTTCTACGGCTGATGGTACTTTCATATTTAATCTAAAAGTATCACTTGCACAACGTGAAATTGGAAAAACATCAGAAAGAATTAAATTTGTATTCCAAAATAAAAGGAGTAAAGGAGAAATTACTTCTGGAACTAAAAAGTATGGGTATGACATCATAGACAAACATTATGTTGTAAATGTTGCGCAACAAGAAAATATAATCAAATTTTATGAGTATTTTATAAGTGTTGGAGCAGATACTAAATTAAGTTTTGATTATTTCAAAGAGCATTTTCCTTCTAAAAGCTATGACTCTTATAAAAAAATGCTTACAGAAACTGCTTATATAGGAAAATACAAGTTATATAAGAAGGAAGAATATATATATGATTATATACCTAGATTAATGACAGATGAACTGTTTTATACTGTTCAAGACTTATTAGGGAAAAGAAGAAAAATAGTTAAGAATAATAAAGAAGCTCCTATTTCTTTATTCGATGGAATATTAAAATGCGCTGAATGTGAAGGAGCAATGTCAAGAAGAGTTGCTTATACAAAATATGGAACATATATAAGTTATCGTTGCTGGAAATCAGAAAAATTGTCTAAAGAAATTGGTAAAGAATATAGATGTTCAAACAAACATAGTATATTTGAAAGTAGAATAGAAAAATATTTAGTTGAAAATATTAAAAATGAAGCTAAAAAGCATATTACCGAAAGCAAAGTTGTAGACATTAAGCCTAGGGAAGAAATAATAGATAATTCAAAGGAAATAAAAAGAAAACTTGAAAAACTAAAAGACTTATATATTAGTGATTTAATAGATAAAGAAATGTATGAAAGAGATTATAAGAAATATAATCAGCAATTACAAGAATTAGAAATCAAAAAAAGCACTTTAAAAAAATCTAAACCAAGTGATTTTGCTAAACTAGAAAAAATTATAAATTCTGATTTTGAAACTTTATATTCTTCTTTATCTCAAATAGAAAAAAGAAGATTTTGGGTTTCTGTAATTGATAAAATTTATTATAAAGATAAAAAAATTGAGAAGATTATTTTTAAGTAATCTTCTCTTTTCCGCTTGTATCAAGCTTTTTAACTCTAGTCACACTCGATTGGTGCTTCCACTGGGCAAACCTTATTGTGTGATAATACTACTCTAACAAACTAGACACAATATTTTTTCTAGTTTCATTATACACTTTAACAAAAGTATTTTCAAATAATCTTATAATAATTTTTTCATACCATTTTAAATTCTTACATAATTCTTCTACAATTAACTTTTCCATATAAATTCTCCTTATATTATTTTATTCGAAGCTTCTATATGGAATTTACTTTCTATTGTGTTCTCTTTGGAGAACATTTTACGAACGTATCAAAATCTTATATGAAAATTTCTTTTTTTATTTCATATAATTATTTATATACTTTATATAATTCTTTTTCATCTACTTTTAATGCAAGTGCTATTCTAATTAATATAGATATAGAAGGTTCTTTTTCTCCTCTTTCTATATTACTTAAATGACTTTTTGATATTCCAGTGAATTCTGATAACTTTGTTATTGTGATGTTTTTACTTTTCCTTATTTCTCTTATTTTAAATTCTATATACATACTATCACCCATTAATAGTATGTCCTAAATATTGTTCTCTATGGAGAACTTATAAAATTTTATATATTATGATAAGAAACTTTTAATGTTTTAATATTTATTCTTGACCTACCACGAAATTCGTGGTATTATTTATCATAATCATAAAAGGAGGAATAAATAATGTCAAAATATTTTATAGATAGAGAAGTTTGGTTTCAAGGCAAGAAACAACCACCTAGAAAAATACTATTACATAATGTATATAGCAATTTTAATCCTAATTCCGTTATAGCTTACGATGAATTAGATAATGAATATGTACTTGAAATATCTGAAATCTTTGATGATAATGATAATCCAATTAAAGATGCAAGAAATAGATTAGGATTATCACAAGCAAAATTCGCAGAAAAATTTGATATACCTATAAGAACTTTAGAAGATTGGGAAAACGGTAAATCCAAACCGCCAAAATATGTAATGAATTTGTTAATAGAAAAAGTATTTTCAATATTATAAAAAGACTAGCTCAAAAAGCTAGTCTTCCCCTATAAATTCTTTTTCCCAAAAATAATTTTTTATAAGAATTATATTATTTATATACTGAATTCCAGATTTTGTCAATACTGAAATTCCCTTGATTTTTCGCCAAAAATCGACGCACGAGAATCGATTTTAAGGCGTTTATATTTTTAACTAATATACTTTGTTGTCTTGATTTTGTACTATTTTCACACTATTACCTTAATTTTTTTGTGTTTCCCAACCAGCTGGATATTGTTCGGGTGTCCATACATTATTATCAATCAATGATTTGTATAATTCATCTTTCCACCAACCGCATTCATCTTTACTAAAAGCAGTTCCTACTGTTATTATTTCAGGTATAATTCTATAACCTTCTTTATAGTTAATATCTTCCCATAATGTAGGTGCGTTGTTCGGATTGTTTTCTTTAGTATCCCATAAATCAACACTTGCTCTTTTAATAGTTCCGATTCCAATTAATCCTTGTTCCTGCTTTTATTAGTTCTCCATTTTCATTAAGCCTTGCAAATAATTCAGGTGTTAAGCTTGCTTTATCATCTTCAAGGATTGTAGAACTAACTATAATATTTTTTCTTAATAATCTTGCTCTTTCTAATATATCCATTATTCCACCTCGCCTATTAAAATATCGTATGCTTGAGCCTTTAATTCTGTTGAATCTTTAGGTTCTTCTGGAGCTGGCTCTGGTTCATCTATAAATTTTTCAAAATATAATTCATACATTTGTTTTTCTGTAAAATTATTAGGTACATATATAGTAGGTGAATAATGAGGTATATGTTCAGGAACTAAGTTTCCTTCTTCATCTGTATACTCTGCTACATATACATCATCTTTCCCCCTTATATGTTTCCCTTCATCTGCTACTATCTTATGTGGTTCTATATTTGTATCTAATTTCATATTTTTACCTCCCTTTTTTATGAAACTGTCCAACCTTTATTGGTTGCTATCGCGATTTCTTCTGGGCTTAGCCTTGCTAAAGCGTCTGGATGAAGTGTTACTTTTTGTGTATAAAGTGTTCCACCGTTTGCTACATCATAAGTTAAATTTAAATCGTATAATCCGTTTATTATATTCATTAAACTTTCGTGAGTTAGTTTGCTAGAACTTGGTAAATTTAAAGAATAATTGCCATAATTCGAAGATTTTTGTGTATATCCTTTGCCTAAATTTATTAATCCTCCAAAGTTAGTTAATTCGGTAGTGTATACTAATACTCCCCATACATTTGTAACCTTATCGGCATTTAATGCAGGTAAAGTTGTTAACTTGCCACAAGATTGAAACATAAAATACATTGTAGTAACGCTACTTGTATCTAATTGTGATATTTCTGTTAAGGCAGAACAACCACTAAACATATAACTCATATCTGTTACTTTTGAAGTATTAAAATTTGCTGTTATAGTTTGTAGTTTAGAACAATTGTTAAACATATATGATGTGTTATTTACATTTGAAAAATCAAAAGAACTTAAATCTAGTTCAGTTAACTTTCTACAAGTTCTAAACATTCTAATTGTTTCTACTAAACTTGATGTATCGAAAGAACTTAAACCCAATATTCTTTCAAGTCCTTGACATTCGTTAAACATACCATACATAGTTGTTACTTTTGATGTGTTAAAACCACTTAAATTTAGTTCCGTTAGACCACTACAATTTTGAAACATATTATAAAATTGTGTAACTCTTGAAGTATCAAAAGAACTTAAATTTAGTGAATTAAGTTTAGAACAACTGGTAAACATATGGTTCATAGTCTCAACAAATGAGGTATCTAGCATACTTAAATCTAATTCGGTTAAATTTGTACAACCATTAAACATATTAGATGTATTTGTTACATTATCACAAAGAGCAATTAATTCATTTACACTATCAAGCCTTGCATTATTATAAAATAAGTAACTTCCATTTGTTATTTTTGCGTTTGATGCTTTAGCCTCACCTTCTATTCCAAATATGTTAGCACCTTGTACAATATTAGAAGAAACTAAATCTTCATCTCCTGCTACTGTTACTTTCTTAAATAAACCTTCCTTTATTTGTTCTTCTGCACTAGGTACTATATTCAATTCTTCGCTTTCTATTGGGCTTACAGTTACCTTATCAAACAATCCCTCTATTATCTGTTCTTCTGTGCTAGGTTCTACATTTATTTCTTCACCCTTTACCATTACGCTTATATCTTCTTTACAATATTTATTAGCAGTATGAAGGGTTGCTCCTTTTTTATCAGTTATTGTTATTTGCATATCAAACCCTCCTTCCTATGAAACTGTCCAACCCTTAGAAGTTGCAATTGCAATTTCTTCAGGTGTTAGTTTTGCTAAATTTTCGTTTCCCAACACTAATTGTTGAGTGTATAAAGTTCCACCATTTGCTACATCATATGTTAGGTTTAAATCATATAAGTTGTTTATTACGTTCATTAAACTTTCGTGAGTTAGGTTTTCACAATATGATAAATCTAATTTGTAGTTTGTGTAATTATTTCGCTTCCACGTGTATCCTTTGCCTAAATTTTTAAATCCTCCTAATGTTGTCAATGTATATCTATAAGCTAAAACGCCATTAATATATTCAACTTTACTCGCATCAACTAAAGGAACAGACATTTCAGAGTTGTAAACCGTACTGAAACCAAACATACCATTCATATTTGTTATATTACTTGTATCTAAATATGGCACATTTAAAACTGGACAATCATAAAACATATATGAACCATCTTTAACATTACTTATGTCTAATGATGGTATTGTTGTTAAACTTATACATTTACGAAACATATATGAACTATTTTTAACATTGCTCATATCTAAATTACTTAAAATTGTTAAATCCTTTAAATCATAACATTCATTAAACATATGATTTGTATCTGTAACAGCTTCACACAAACTTAACATTTCATTTATGTGGTTAATTCTTGCACCGTTATTAAACAAATAATTAGCATCTGTTATCTTAATATTACTAATTTTAGCTGTTCCAACGACACCTAGAATTTCTACTCCTTCTCTTATGTTTTCAGGAATTAAATCTTCGTCGCCTATTTCTACATTTCCGCTTAAAGAACCGTCATATTCTTCTATCGTTCCTGTTATCTGTTTTCCATTTGCATAGGCTGTTTTGTCTTTTAATATGTCTGCTCCTGTTGCTGTGGCATCTGATGTATCTATACCTTTATATCCACCGTCAACTCCTAAAATATTTGTTCCTTCTTTTATATTCTCTGGTTTAATATTTTTATCTATATCAGATGTTACTTTGTTAATATGTACCTCGTTGTATCCGTATTTTTCAGACTTAAATATTTGTTCTTCTGTAGTTGGTGTTACTTCTAAATCTTCTAGTTCTGGATATATTTTTTTTACGCCAATTTTTAAAGGTCCTATTTTAACTCTTCTTTGCATTTTTATTGGTCCGATATTAATTCTCATCTTCATCACCACCATGTATCGTACAATCATGTTCTAAATCAATTCCGCCAATTATAGTTTGTCTTGTTCCGTCTTTTAATGTTGCTTCAATATCATAATAGAAAACTTTTAGATTTAATTGTTCTGTATCAGTTGGAAGTATTTCTATAGAATAAATTTCATTTTCATATGTAAAATCTTCTTTTTCTTTCTCGAATAAAACTGGATAAGATTTACTTGGTTTTTGTCTTGCTGTTAAAAACAATGTGTCTAATTCTTCTATTGGAATTATTGTGCCTTCTTCATCTGTTATTGGAAACTCTATTGTTAGACTATCGCCTCTTATTAGGTTTTCGTTTTCTTCCATATCTGTCCTCCTTTATAAAAAAATACGAGCCGTAAAAAATTACGGCTCATTTTTAAGCTATTTAACATATTCTTTTTTATCATAATACCCTGCTATCCATCCACTAGGTATTCTTAACCAAATATCTTCTTCTATTTTCTGTGTTTCTTGAACTGTTACTCTTGTTCCTGCTTTTAAAGTTGCATATTCTTGATTTAATGCATGTGCTTGTCCATCTTTTGTTAATTGATTGGTTTTCTTCCAAGCTTTATCAATTCCTGCTCCTTCTCTTACTTTTAGATTTACTTGTGTTGTGTATGTTGTTCCTACCTTATATGTATTGTCTACTTCTTTTGTTGGTAAATCTGACATTATGTATGGTGTTGGGTCTATTTGCACATTATTTTCATTTCTTACTTCAAAATGTAAATGTGCTCCAAAAGAATAGCCTGTGTTTCCCATATATCCTAGAACTGTTCCTTTTGTTACTCTTTGGTTTAATTTAACTGCTACTGTTCCATATTTTAAATGTGAATAAAATGTATACATTCCATTATCGTGTTTTATTTTTACATAGTTTCCATATATTTTTTCTCCCGTTTTACTTGTATTTCTATTACAATTATTTACTACACCTACAACTACGCCATCTGAGTGTGCTACAACATTATCTAGTGTATAGCCTCCACCGACTAAATCTATACCATTATGTCTTGACCCTTTGTATTGTTGAGATACCTCACATTTACCTTTTTCTAATACTCTACAATCCAATATTGCCATACCTATACCTCCTCCTCAAATATTTCTTCAAATTCTTCATTAACTTCTTTCATTACTTCTTCGTTTTCCATTACTTATTCCTCCTTATTTTTCTTTTCTACTTGTGTTCCAAAATAAAATGAAATTATCATTAAGTATAAATCTTTAATGTCAAAATTTTTCCATATTGCTAAATAACAAACAACTATTGTTAATAGTATTGTTATTATACTTTTTACATTAATTAACTTTGCAAATTTCTCTTTCATAGAATCACTCCTTATTTTCCAAAATCGCTATTCTTGTTTCGTGGTCATTTAATTGATCATGTATCTTACTTCTATCTCTTTGACTTGTTTCCATTTGTTTTGTTAAAATTCCTATTGTTGTATTTAGCTTTGTTATTGTACTGTTTAGCTTAATTGTAACTGTAAATATGGGTATCAAAGCTCCTACAAAACCTAATATGGTCATTATTGTGTTATCCATATACAAACCCCTTTCTATTCTATATAACATCTTCTGCATCTTTAAATTCATCAAGAGTCTTTAAATAATCATATGCAGTAACAACATTTAAATTTTCATCATATTCTTTATGATAAAAATTAGTTAAGATAAAAACATTCATATTACCTTGTGAATTAGTTTCATACCATTGTTTTTCTTTTTCTCTTTGTTCTTCATTTATATATGAACCAACTTCTATGATTGATGTTTGATTTGTAATATTGTTTACGCTAACTACTCTATGATAATTTAATGTTATACCATTATCTAAGACTAATTCTTTTTTTAATGCCATATGTTAACCTCCTATCTATACCCGACAACTTTTGTTATTTGGAAATAATTATAGTTTTCTGAATAAACATTTCCATTAGTATAATGACTCATATAATAATATCTCTGTGGAGCTAAAGTTGTACCTGATATATAATATTGACAGAAAAACCATTGAAATGCTGTATAATCAGCACTAAAATTAATTTCACTAAGTTTAGCCATACCAGCAGCACGTACCTTTGTATATACTGGACTATTAAATCCTTGTGCGTATATCTCTATATATTTATAACTATCAGCAGTATCGTTTAAAGTTATTGTTCCTGAACTTCCTGTTGTATTATCATAAAGTACTGTAGAAGTAGAAATTTCACGAATCCATTCTAATTCATTTTCATTTCCACCACCTATAAAAGCATCACTATATTTACTATAACCAACATACAAATAACCATGAGTATCAGCTCTACCCCAAGCAAGTCCTGAGCCATGCTGTGGAGCACCTTCAACATTTGCAGTATTATTTCTTATTGTTGAAATGTATCCTCCCAAAGCATTGGTGTCACCTTTTGTTTGTGTCTTAAATGCAGTTTTAAAATTAGCATCAATATCTACAGATTTTATATTATTATTATTTATTTTTCCGTTGAATACAGAATTACCAACGATTTGATAATTCCCTTCTATATTTAGATTTCCTTTTATATTTCCACCACTCACATCAAGTTTATTTCCTACATTGTCTTTATTCTTTTTTAATTTATCCAACAATGTTGTTCTAAGACTTCCACTTTTAAAATAAACAAAGTTTTCATCAGATAAAGTTATTGCTGAAATATAACTATCATATATATCATCTTCTGTTCTTATCCTTATTGGTCTTCCTATATGTAATTTAGTAATATCCATTAGCTTACTTGTTTTTGCTATTTTAAACTCTACTAAATGCTTATAATTATTGCCCTTCATTACATTTAAGGCTTCCTCTGCTGCTAAATCAGCTGTTTCAACGCTAATTACTTCTATTTTCCCTTTTGCTCTATTAGCCTCATTCTTATCAGTTGTTGTTGTTCTATCTGTCTTTAAATATAAATTATATTCTTCTCCACTCTCTCTTATAAGAACTGTAACTTTTGCTGTTACATCTTCTTCATATATTTTGTTATAATCTGTTATTTCTGGAAGCATGGTATCTATTAATACTTCTGGTTCTTCTTTTTTTTGTATATCAATGTTCAATATTAATTTAACACCTGTTGGATTTTGAGGATAATAATTTAAACTAATATTAGCTGTTGAATTAATATTATTTATTCCGTCAAATAGTATTAGATTATTCAGTTTCTCCCAAGCCTCTTTCTGCTCTACTGTATATGGAACTGTTTCTTCTTCTGCTAGTTCGTATTCTACTGTTATTGGATTTACTTGTAACCATGCTCTCCAATTATCCAAAGTCATTTCTTCCCCAAACCTAATTCTTAATTCGTTAGCATTAGTAATATAAATTCCCTCAACTGTATTTGTAGAACCAACAGCTCCAGAACTAAAAAGGTTACTAATAAAATTATTTTGTTTTTGAGCATATTTATAATCATCTAAATATCTATATCTATAAATAAAATTTTCAGTACCACTATACTGGATATTCCAATTTTCATCATCACTTCCATCTAACACAACTTGCCTTCTGACATTATGCACTCCATTATCTGCTAAATAGCTTCCTTCCATTAGCTTTTGTCCTTCTGCTAGTGGGAAGTAGACTGTTTGTTCTTTGCATTGTTCGTATTCTCCTATTGTTTCAGAAGTATATTCCCCTTCTACTATCATAGGATATACTGTTAAATTGTTTATTGTAGCTCCTGATGATACTCTCAAAAAACCAAATGCTTTCCCTGTATAATTTGAAATTCCTTTTTTTGTTTTAGCTCCAGTCATAACTATTATTGACTCACTTACAGATGCTTTTCTTAAATTAAAACTTAATTTACTATCAGAAGCTCCTAAACTTAATGTATATGCTTTATTTTCAACCACATTTAAATAGTAACCATCTATATTATTTAAATTAAAGAATGCATTGGCTGTAGCTGTTCCGTTTATTGTTATTGAATAGTCGTCATTTACTTTGTAGGTTATTCCATTAGTTGTAGTAGTATATCCTTTTCCCCACCTTATTGGTAAAATATTTTTCCCTGTTACTTTTACTGCTAATGAATTATATGGAACATATTCTGTTGCTACTGTGTTTTTTTCTAACATAAATCCAAAAGAACTATTTATAGCTGTTCCAGTTGTTAAACCACTTATTAGAACTCTATATGAAACTATGTTTTTAGTAGTTGTAATAGTTTTACTTGTTTGACCAATATTTACAGTAAAAGTATCATTTGTATTATCTTCGTATGTAACTCTTAAAGCAACATTAAAAGTCTGCGGAGAAGTTATACTAATTGAATAATTCCCTGCTAATAAATTTCTAGTATTTGCTAGAGTACAATCTGAATAAGAGCCTGTTGGTGTTCCATTAACTTTTAAATATCCACTAGATAATAAAGAGCCTTCAACACCTCTATTTGTTGTGCCTTTTATTTCATATAAATTCTTTCCTTCTACATTCTCTATCTCACTTGGAAATCCTGGAGAAGGACTTGCTCCGTAGGGTTCGTAATCTCCTATTGTATCTTCTGTATATGTTCCTTGTACTATCATTGGGTATACAGTTTGATTATTTATCGTTGCACCACTAACCACTTTAATATATGGTTTTATTATAGTTTCTGTTTCTAATGTCGCATTACTTATATTTTTCCTTGTAAAACTATTACCATCATCATAAAATATAAACATATTATCAGTTACAGTAGCATTTTTATTACATAAAGTATAATTACCAGCTGGTACAGTAAAATCAGCACCTATTCTAAAAAAAAGTGTTCCAGTACCAGTATTAGTTCCATTTATAGTAATTGACTTGTCTGCATTTATTGTAAAAGTTATTCCATTTTGTGTTTTTGATGTTGCTGTGACATTTAATAAATTCTTCCCGCTTCTTGTAGCTTGGTTTGTTTCTCCGTGTAAACTTATCGTTCCTTTTCTTTTTTTAGCATTTACTTTTATATGTTTTCCTTCTATTTCTTGTAGCTTTCCTATATTTTCAACATTAAAATTTGTATATATATTTTTATACTGCCTACAATTAATTAGAAATGTGTGAAAATTATATATACCGTTTTCTGTATTTGTATCTACCATCCCTTGTGTGTCTGTATGCCAATTTACTTCTATATGATCATTATTTAATATGGTATCGTCCGAATTAACAAAATTTTCAGATATTGTTTTTGCAATAAATTCTTCTATTGATTTATCTCTCATTGTATTAGTATTTTTCTCTATTACTTTTCTGTCAAATATATTAGAAATATCAAGAGCAGTAACTGTCACTGCGTTACTGCCCTTTTCTGTTTGAACATCATCTATAATAAATAAAAATTGTTTATATAATCCATTTACTACAATAAAGTTATCTTTCACTAACCCTTCTGTTTTTATTAAAGTAAATGTAGATTTTGCATTTGTTTCTTCATCTAAATTTATTTGATAATCTGATACCTTACAAATAGATAATATTCTTAAATCTTCTTTGCTTAATATATATAACTCCATTAAATGCACCTCTTCCATACTCCTGATACATTATTCCATCTCACGCATCTTTTATAAGTTCCATTTACATTAACCCATTTTTTACTTCTTTTATAATTGCCATTTATATTAACATGGCCTGTTTTTTGATTTCCTGTTAAATATATAGTAATTCCTTTAAATTCTCTATAAGCATTATTTTTGGTAGATAAATATAAATCTAATTCTATATAATTGTTTTTACCCATAGCTTTATACATAGTATCAAGTTCTTCGTCTGTAAAATTAAATGTATATTTATTACCTGTTACCTTTCTATATGGAGCATATTTTGTAGCTCCATCTTTTCCATATATTCCTGCCTGTACCTCTGCTCCTGATGGATTTGTATAATTTATTGTAAGATTGTCTCCTAAATTAAAGTTTGAGTATGAAGTGAATCTTGCAATATCATATGTTTTAACTTCTATAGCAGCATATCCATACGCTCCACTTTCAGAACCTACTTTTTCAACTTGTATACTATAAATACTATTTGGTTTCAAATTACTAAAACTCGATGAACTTTGCCACGCTCCCCAATCTGTTGTAGGCGTTTTTATTCTATATCTAGTTTGAGATACGCTTACATTACAATCACTGCTTACATTTATATAATCAAGCCCTTTTCCTGTCAAAGCAATTGTAGGAATAGTTAAAGGATATGTACGTCCATAAATAGTTTCACTTTCTGTCCATAGTTGACTATCTTTTGCCCTTACTTTAACTTTAATAGAATATTCTGTGTTTGGAGATAATTCAGCAATCGTATAAGGATTGGTCGGTGTATCTATCCACCCTCCTCCATTTAATGAATATTGAGCATAATCTATGGTTTTATCTGCACTCCATTGTATCGTTAAGCTATTGGTGCTTTTGGCACTAATACGATAAGCTGTAATATTTGCATATCTTGGAATTGTAGTTAATGCTATATCTTTTGTTCCTGTGATTGTACCAATATTACTATGATTAGAATTCCAAGAAAAAGCAGCACCTACATACATTGTTCCATCTGGATTATGTGGTACATCTCTAGTTATAGAAGCGACTAATATTTTTTTACTACTTCCAAAATTAAAACTAGCTAATGTTTGAGTTTCTTCAGCCATATCAGCTCCATAATATAATTGAACCAATGGATATGTCGCATCATTGTTCCATGAACTTCCAGTATCAGTACAAGCATAACAATTAGCAGTTACATTAGAATAATTTCCTGCGATATTTTGATAATTTTGTATTATCTCTACCTCTCCCCAATAAGCCATAATCTACCTCCTAATCAAAATATTGGTCATAAATATCTCCATCTACTCCACCTGTAGGAGCAGATGTCCCTCTGCTATAATTTTTATTTATAATTGTTCCTGTGTTCTCTTTTAATACATAAATACTTCCATCTAATACATCTTCTAATGCATTTTCTATATCATTTAAAACTGCTTGTGATTCTTTTTGGATAACTTCATAAATAGTTGTAAAATCTACAAATGTTCTTTGGTCTACAAAATTCGTTATGCTTCCACTATCAACTTTAAATCTTGCAAATTCATATTGATAAACTGTTCCATCTCCTGTTATATCTTGTTGTATTAATGCAGGATAAGTATTTGAATCTGATACAACTTTTATTTCTGCTTGATTTAATTGATCTGCTGTGTTTACTTTAGATAAATCTATTTCACATACTAAACTGTAAAATCCATTGTCTTTTATATCTGATACTGTTACATTTGAAATTACTTGTAGTAATCTGCCTCTAACTACAAAGTATCCATCGCCTATTGTAGCTGTGTTTGTTGTATTAGATAATTCACATCCTTTTGCAACTCCACTTCTACCATTTAAAAATTTGTCTATAAAAAGAGCAAACGCCTCACTAGTAAACGTTTGCAAATTAAATACATGTCCTTTTAACATTGTTTCCTCCTTTTATACAGCTTTATACTGTACATAAATTGTTATTTTTCCACTTGTTATTTCTCCTTCTGCCTCTAGCCTTATTGTTGAAGCTCCTTTCCTTAATTTGAAAAAATTTATAAAATTAGGATTTAAAAAATCAAACAATTTTGTTGTTTCAACACCTATTTTTACAATCTCTTGTTCTGTGTCTTTGGTATTATAGATAAAGGTTTCGCCTTCTTCTATTCTTAATCCTGTTAAATCTAATCTTTTAGTTTCTTTATCATCTTCTAAAATAGTAATTATAGGATTTACTACTTCACCATTTAATTCCAATTTAAAAGGAGCATCAGTGTGCCCCTTATTATTAAATATTATATTTCTATTATCATAAGATGTAAAAATTGAATCCCATTGAAAATCCCATCTCAATTCATTTGTTACAGAATCGATTGTATAAACTACTTCTTTTGCTTCATACCATAAGGATTTTGCATTAAATGTCACAGGAACTCTTAAAACGCCATCTGTACCGAACTTCACTTTTATCTACATCAGATATGTCTATGTCCTTGAAATACTCTGTAAATCCATTCTCGAAAGGCACTTTGTAAACAAACTTTAAAAAAGTTGCGCTTTCAACAAAATCTATAAATTTTTTGTAATTATCGTAATTTTCAAATATTAATTCTCCTCCAAATTGTCCTTGTTTCAACTTTCTAATATTCTGTATAAAATCATTTTCTATTTGTGCATATTGAATATCATAAGAATAACCAAGCCCAGTTGGAGAACTTAAAAAACAACCTTTTTCTACATCCATCATAGAAAAACGTTGCCCTGTTTCATTTTCTATATAAAATTCTCTTACCATTTCGTTCTCCTTTTATATAATAAAAACGCTCATTAAAAGAGCGTTTTTCTATTTCTTATTTGTCTAATTTATCATTAATGCTATCTAATAAATCTATAATATCAGAAAATCCTTTAATAAATGCAAATGTAATTAATCCTCCTGCAAAAGTAACAAAACCTAATAATGTAGCTTCTTCGTTTAATAAAACTATTCCTGCAATTATACAACCTATTAATTGTATTGTATTAATAAAACTTAATAATATAGTTTTTGTTGAATTTGTTTCTTCTTCATTAATATTACATTTTAAAATATATCCACATACGGGACATTGTTCCTCTAGTTCATTAACATTTCTATTACAATTTGGACAATTCATAATATCACCTCTTGTACTATTGTATATTATTCGACATAATATTACAAGAGAATTTTATCGACAAATTTCGACTAATATCGACTTCCTAATCTTTTATTAACAGTGTCAATTATACTATTAATTTTGCTTGGTGTTAATTCATCTTGAGCATTAATAATTATTGATGGTGTTGTAAAAACTGTTTTTGTCTGGTCTATTACAGATTGTTTAATTGCTCCCATCTTAGGAGTTAAGTTTTCAAAATTTAACTTCATCTTATTTGCTATTTCATCTACTTGTTTATTTAATTTCTTTTTTTCATCTTCTAGCCCTAATTCCGCACCTTTCATTACATTTTGAAAAATTTCTCTTGTTTCTCTTGAAGGAGAATGTATATCAAACGATTTTTTTAATCTTGATAATATCCCATCCGCAATATTAGTTGCTTTGGCAAACAATACAGGTTGGCTTTTTTGCATTTCTTCAATCATAGGTTTCATTGTGTTAGCCATTGCCTCTCTTGTTTCTTCGGCATATACTCGT